TCAGAATCCCCCCTCAGCATTTTGCGATTTGACCTGCGCGCCCGCTGGTTCCATCAGAAGAACAATCTGTTGATCTTGCGGTCTCCGCGCAGCAGGGTCTGTGTCGAGCCCCAGCCGCTTTAGCGCGTAATAGAGAAGCGCCTTCCGGACGCGGATCTTGGCCTTCCCGCCACGCATCCCATAATCCAGGGCAATCACTTTCTTCTGAGTCTCTGAGAGATCGGGATGCGGTCCGAACTCAAGCACAACTTCATCATTCCAATCTTGATCCGCCTCTGATCCGATCTCGCTTGGCTGGGTGCCGCGAGTCTCGATAATCCGCGAGAGCAGGAAGTCCTTGAAGCTTCGGTCGCTAAGGCAGAACGCCCGGGTATGCCAGCGGAACCCGTCGAAGCCGATTGCGTGTGGAGCGATCCAGCGCCAGCGAGGCTCAGGCAGGGAGAGCGACTGGTACTTCACCTCGAGCGCTTCGGACCGGCGAATCGCGGCGACCACTGCGCGCAGAGTTTTGGCATTGACGCCCCGCACGGGTGTCGGCGCCGCATCGTAGGTGGGAAACTGGCCGATCCATGCATCGGCGCGATCCAGGATTCCGTCGGCGACAGATTTAAGCTGCGCGAGATAGCGGCTCGCGTCGGGTTTCAGGAACTGTGGAGCGAACTCTGCACCGCGAACATAGGCACGAGCGCTCTTGTCGTAGTGCATGTTCTGCGGCGCCATTCCGATATAGCGGTTCAGGTCGGTGGACGCCTGGTTCACCGAAACACCGAACGCCTCCATCAGATCGCCCCGGTTCACATGCCCCTCCCAAAACAGCCGGAACTCGATGAATTCGAGCCGTTGCTCAACCCCCCATCGCAGATCGGCTTTCGCTGTCGCCACCCTGGACTCCCAATACCATGATCCGTCCGTTAACTAGGCATGCCTAGTTACTGGGCTCTTCAGTCACGCTAGTGCAGAGATAATCGCTGGGCAATAGAAACTTGACGGGCGCGCGGTTTCCGAGCCGGCAATCGACGTCAGAGGCCCAGCGCAGCTCGCTGTGCCGCCCACTCCAGCGGCATGGGCTTCAACAGGGCGTCTATCTGAATGGCGGCCGGCTGCCTTCCGTCGAGAATCGCCTCGACGATGTCCGGGGCCAGCAGGGTCAGGCGCAGGACCCGGCACAGGTAGGACTGGTTGATCTTCTCCGCTTCGGCCAGCTCGGTCACAGAGGCGAATCGGCCGCTCTCCATGAGGCGCTTCCAGCGGTGTGCCCGGGCGATTGCCTTGACCATGGTGTTGTCGATGCGCGGGCGGGGCTGGCCCCAACATGCCCCGTCGGGCATCACCACCTGCTTGCGCCCGCCGCGCTTCCGGACGGTCAGGGGAACACGGACTATCAGCGTGCGCCCGTCATCGGTTGTGGCGTCATCGGCTCTCATGCTGCCCTCCGCGGATCGTCGGCCATGCCACCAAGCTCATGAACCAGACGAGCCAGCCCATCGACGCGGAGGCGGATGTCGACGCCTCCCTCTCCGACATCGACGCGCTCGACAAGGAGCTGGACGACGCGCGCCTGCTCGGCCGGGAACAGCTCGTCCCACAGCGGATCCAGCCCTTCCAGAGCTTCCCTGACTTCAGCCTCGGACAGACCATCGATCTCGCGCCGCGCCGATCGCCATGTGCCGACGATCACCTCCGGTGCGCGAAGAAGGCCGCGCAGCTGGTCGACCACCGCGCCCTCGATCTCGGCGGCGGGCACGCGCCCCACCGGGCAGGCATCGGCGCCGCGCTTCAGCACGCTCTGGCTGACATAGTAGCGGTAGAGCTTGTCACCGCGCCGCGTGTGTGTCGGCGTCATGGCGCAGCCGGTCGGCCCGAAGATGAGGCCCTTGAGCAATGCGGGTGTCGCGGCCCGTGTCCGGCCGGCGCGGACCCTCGGGCTCTCGCGCAGGATTCCATGCACCTTGTCCCACAAGGCGCGCGTGATGATGGCTTCGTGCTCGCCGGGATAGGCCGTGCCCTTGTGCACGGCGTCACCGATATAAACCCGGTTGTTGATCAGCTTGTAGAGGAAGCCCTTGTCGACGAGCCGGCCGCGCCGCGTCCGTACGCCTTCGGCGGCGAGCGCCCGGGCCAACGCCGTCGCCGAGCCGACTTCGACGAAGCGCTCGAAGATCATCCGGACCGTCGCGGCCTCGGCATCATTGATCACCAGTTTGCGGTCCCGGACCTCGTAGCCGAGCGGCACGAACCCGCCCATCCACATGCCGCGTTTGCGCGAGGCGGCGATCTTGTCGCGGATGCGCTCGCCGATCACCTCCCGCTCGAACTGGGCGAAGCTGAGCAGGATGTTGAGCGTAAGCCGCCCCATGGACGTCGTGGTGTTGAAGCACTGGGTCACGCTGACGAAGGTGACCCCGCCGCGATCGAACACCTCGACCAGCTTGGCGAAATCCATGAGCGACCGGCTGAGCCGGTCGATCTTGTAGACGACGACCACGTCGATCCGGCCGTCCTCAATGTCGGCGAGCAGGCGCTTCAGCGCCGGCCGGTCGAGCGTCCCGCCCGAGAAGCCGCCGTCATCATAGGACTCAGGATAGAGCACCCAGCCTTCGGCCTTCTGGCTGGCGATATAGGCCTCACAAGCCTCGCGCTGGGCGTCGAGGCTGTTGAATTCCATCTCCAGCCCTTCTTCCGTCGACTTGCGCGTATAGACCGCGCAGCGCAGCTTGCGAATGGGTTTGGCGGATGCGGGTGATTTCGTCATGCTTGGCCTCGCCGGTTCTTGAGGCCGAAGAAGACCCAACCGTTCCAGCGCGTGCCGGTGATGGCGCGCGCGATGGCGGAGAGCGAGCGGTAGGGCCGCCCCTGCCATTCATAACCGTCGTTCAGCACCGTGACGGTGTGCTCGGCGCCCTGCCATTCGCGGATCAGCCGCGTGCCGGCGATCGGCTTGTCGTCAGCGCGGATCCGGCGCAGCACGATGTTGCCTCCGTCGAGCTGCTCGCCCAGAGCTTCGAGGCGTTCGACGGTCGCCGGTTTCAAACCGCCATAAGCCAATTCCTGGATCCGATAGGCGAGCCGGCTTTCGAGGAAGCGCCGATTGTAAGGCGGCGCCTCCGTGTCGAAGAGTTCGCGCCACTGCTTCTTGAGGTCGGGCGTCGGCGTGGTCTTCAGCGCGGCCAGCCGGGACAGGATGTTTTCTGTCATGGTCATGCGTCTCCTTTGCAAATTGGAGTCCCATGACCGCTCCGGTCGGGCGGGAAGTGAAGGCAACTTTCTCCGCGGTCGCCAGATACTTGCCTTGACTGGCGTGCCTTGAGCCGAACCAGCCCGCGCGCAAGAATCCTGCAGACCTCACCGATTCGCTCGTCCGGCGTCATATGCCCGGGGTGGATCGGGTTCGGCATGTCCATCGCAGAGATCACCTAAGGGATTGGATTCCCTTGGCCTCTACTCACGGTGCAGACGATCCGTCCCAAGGCGATGGCTTTTGAATCGACTCCGCTAGGCATTTGCGATAAGAACGTAAGATGAACAAATGTGAGGCAATTATGGGCGGCTGAGATGGCTAAGAACCTGAAGAAGTTCGTCAATCCCAAGTTCACGCGTACCGTCGATCTCGGCTTGCTCAGCCGCCTGTTCGAACGCCACCGCGATGTGCTGAACGGGTTGGACCTTGGGATCTTCAGGGATGAGGCGGCGCAGGACGATGCTCGCAGCGCCGTTCAGGATTTCTTCGCGGGGCCGGAGGAGAACTATCCGGAGGGGCTCGTCGCCGACCTGCATCGCATCGCGGAGCTCGGCAACGCGGCGGGTCTCGACATCATTCTTCAGCAGGCCGCGCGCCTCGGGATACGCCTGACACCCGAAGCGAATGGTGACGAGCCGGAGACTCACCAGGATCCCAAGCACGTGGCCCTGTGCGTCTTCCTCGACCATCCCGACGTGTTCGACGCCGCGTCGGACATGATGGCGCTCATGGCGCGCACGTCGCTCGCCGAGTTTGTGGGCCGCGACGAAGGCGTTGAGGCGATCATGGATGATCGCGCAAAGGCTGAGTTTGAAACGGCCGCCGCCGCGATGTTCGAACAGGATCTCCGCAGCAACTATTGCCGCGCCGGCTGGTATGACGATGCTGACGAGCTCGTTCTGGTGATCGAACATGGCTCGCCGATCACCACGACCGATGTCGTGCAAAAGGACCAGAAGCGCGTGATCAGCTTCCGCGCTGCCGAACACGCGGTGCTGTCCTACAACTCCACGACGGGCCTGTTGAAGATCGGCGGCGTCGCCAAGGCGCGTCGCGGCGACCTCGCGGAACTGTTCGCCGACAAGGTCCTGGGCAAGCCCGAATTCTTCGCCGGCGACGACGCCCAGAATCTCTACACGCTCGACCCGGTACAGCACGCGGGCTTAAACTTCGCGTTCAACCATGACTTTGATCCGGGCATCCAGCTGGTCCAGATCACCGAGGTCCAGGTTGACCGCGTCGGCGCCGATCCGAAGACCGGCGAGACACGAACCTTCTACTCCTATGTTGCGCGCGACGGACGCGACAATGCCTTGGTTAGGTTGGGCGAGATGGTGCGGGGCACTCGTCTCGGGTCGGATTGGCGCCTCAACTACATCGTCATCCGCGTTCATTTCGCGACCGGCGGCAAGTCGGCGAAGAAGGTGACCGTCAAGCTGAAGCCGCCGGCCCACGCCATGTTCAAGCGTCAGCAGTTCGAAGGTCGGATCATGACGCTCCTTCGTCGCAACGGACTGCTCAATGACCGAGACGCTGCCCAGGCTGCTGTTGCGGCTGAGTGAGGCGGGCGATCCCGCAAGTCTATGGGGCCGACAGGCGGCGCCTCATGCTGGGCGCGATTTCGAGCGGCTGCTCGATCACGGCGTCCTGGTCGAGCAGTCGCCGGCAACGGAATGGGATGTGTGCCCCGCCTGCGATTGCGGTCTCAACGGGCGGCCCATCCATCAGGTCAACGGACGACATATCGCGGTTTGCCCGACGGACCGGCGCAGCGACCTTGTTCTCGACGATGACGATCTGCGGAGCTTTCGGATTCATCCCTCCGCGCTGGTCCGCGAAATCGCCATGGCGTCCGGGTTCGGAGGCGAGCCGGCGCCGGTGGCGGCGGGTGTCTGGCATCTGGGGGAAACATCGAATCAGCGGGCGCTGTTCCTCGCACTGTCGCAGGATGCAGTGCTTCAACCGGGATTGATCGGCCTGATGCGTTCGGTCGCCCGGTCATCACCCATCACGGTGATCGCGCCGGCGATGGCTGCAGATGACTGGGCGCGCTTGGTCGACGCAGGGCTTCATGTTGTCGCTGGATCACACTGCATTGCTTGCGATGGGACTGCACCTGGATTGTCGATCGATCAGTCCAAACTGGAATCGCAACCGAGCTTGGCGCCCCGATTGGTGATTCAACGCGCCGCCAAGACGGTATCGCTCGACGGAATGCCCAAAACCCTCTCCGATCAAGAGTTCCAGCTGCTAGTCCTTCTGGCGGAACATGCGTTGAAGTCGCCCGCCATCGTCGAGAATCGTGCGATCGAGGCGCATATCTGGGGAGCGAGCATCCACAGGATTTCGTCGCAGGTGCGCGAGCCTGTGCGCGCGCTTCGGGATGCGCTGGCTCGCGGAAGTGCGGATGTCACGTCCGTAAGGGCATTGATCGAGAATCGGCGAAATCCGAACGGCTACCGGCTGGCTCTGCCTCCGGAGGGAATCGAATTGATCAAGTAGCCGCTGGTGAACGCGGCAGGAGGGAAGCGTGGCCGATTTCGGCACCGATGAAGGCGGTGGTTTCAACGCCATTAGCCGATCCTACAAGAACGATCCGACAATTGAGCACTATGTAAAGCTGCGGCGCGAAAACCCGGACGCCGAAATCGAGGTGTCTGTTGTCGGCGGGATGGACCAACTGATGTTCATGGAGCCTGAACTCAGAAAGTTCGGCTTCGACCCTCAAATTGTTGCCGGCGTCTTGGATGCAGACCCTGAGGCGATAAGTGTGCTCTCGTTGCAGATCATGGAAAGAATGATTGAAGCTCGGGATCTCGCCCGATCAGGTCAGACCCACCTCACGAGACGCGGTTTGGTCGTCCCTGACAAGCTGATCAATTGGCTAGTCGCATGCATGCTGGATTCCTTGAGCTGGACTGATGAGCTTTACATCCCAAGGGATCTTATCGTCCTGATCCGCGAGCGCTTGGGCGGATCCAACCTCGAATACGAACAGGCGTCCGCTGCTCACCAGAAGCGATGGTCCGCGATCATCATCGGTGGTCAACTCAAGGCACGGGGGATCGAGCCAAGCTTCAGAATGCTCGCCAAAATTTTCAAGATTTCTCCCACCACCGTCATGCGCTGGTTCCCGGATGGTGAGTTCGAGGAGGAGATCGCGCGGGTGTCCACCTGGTTCGACGAGAACGGCCAGATGCGAAGCCTCTCGGACATCACCCGACGACCGTTGCAAACGAAATAAGCTGCGCAACACCTAACCGGTCAGTCAAACCTGCGGCCCCGATGGATATCGGCCAATCGCAGGAAGTCTCCGGTGATCGCGGGCCAAGCATACCCACAGTTCGCCCACATCATCACCACGTCGTGCCCACCTATTCTGGCCGACGCATCGGCAACCTGCGGACATCACGAACGATGACCGAGGCGTTGACCGATGCATTCTTCTATTTCCCGAGACGACCTTCAGATCCTTCTCCATGAGGCGGACATCGCGGCCCGCCGCCTCGTCCGCCAGCTGCGGCTTCCTCGCGCCGATCTCGACGATGTCCGCCAGGACCTGCTCGTTGATCTGATCGCCCGGCTTCCCGCCTACGACGCTGATCGTGGCACGCTCGGCGCCTTTGCCGGCGCCATCCTCACCAATAGGGCGACGCGCATCGCCAACAAGGTGAAGCGGGAGCGCCAGATGTATGGCGCGGCGCCGATCTCGCTCGATGAGGCCATTCCCGACAGCGACGGGCTGACCCGCGGCGACCTCGTCGCCGAAGCCGACGGGCTGTCAGCGCTCTTCGGCCAGCCGGTCGATGCGTTCGCCACCGCCGAGGAGCGTCTCGATGTCGAGCGCGGTCTTGGCTCGCTCGAACCCGTCGACGGCGCTCTCTGCGCAGCCCTTTCCCGCACCACCGTCGATCGCCTTGCCGCGAGCGGCCATGGCGCCCGCAGCAGCCTCTACCGCCGCGTCAAGGACATCCGCCTCGCCCTGACGGCGATCGGCGTCCGGGCCGCGTGAGACGGTTCGGCGAGCGCGTGAGTAGGAGCCGATCATGAACGTCATTGCATCCAGATTCCCTGCTGTCCGGAACCCGCTCACCGAGATCGATCTCTGCGGCTGGGTCGGCCAGGCAGCACCCGGCGACATCCTCGAATATCACCGTGGTTTCCTCGCGCTTGACACCATGCCGCAGGGCACGCGCCTTGCCGAGCGGGAGCGGGCGGAACTCGCCCGCGTCGCGCGCCGCGCCTGGTGGGCAGCCGAGCGCGGACTGATCCATCTCGTGCAGCGTCGCCACCGGTCGGACGATTACAGCTATCTGGCCATCGCCCGCCCGAAGCCGAAGCAGGCCTCGGTATCGCTGTTCACCCTCCTGCTGGCGGAGGTGGCGTGATGGCATCTGATCGCAACAACCGCCCCAGCCTCGACGACATGCGCACCATGCCGGTCGGCGAGATCGCCACGCTTCCGGCGGAGCATCTGGCGCTGCTCCAGGAGGATGCCGACGCCGCCCTGGATGCCGCCAAGCGGCTCAAAGAGTGGCTCGAAGGTGTGATCGCGCTTCGCTATGCCGACGCGGCGGCCGCCACGCGCAGGGCCGAGGGCAAGGAGACCGGCCTCGTTCGCTTCGAAGACGGCGCCGTCGTCGTCGCTGCCGATCTCCCGAAGAAAATCGACTGGGACCAGTCGCTGCTCGCCGCGCTCGTCGAGCGCATCCGTGCGAGCGGAGAGAACCCGGCCGACTACGTCGACATCGGCTTCAAGGTCCCCGAGCGCAAATACACCGCTTGGCCCACCGCTATCCGCGAGGCCTTCGCCGCCGCCCGCACGGTGCGGGCCGCCAAGCCGACCTTCCGTCTCACCATCAAGTCCGAGGATACCCGATGACCAGCTCTGCTGCCCTGACCGAGATCCGCAAGCGCCACTACGCGCTCGAAGCGCTGCCCGACACCATCGTCATTCCGGTGCTCGGCGAAATCCGCCGCGAACAGGTCGTCAAGCCGATCGAGGACGCCACGCTCGACGATATCGCCTTCGCCTTGCTGGGTGTCGAAGCCGAGTTCAGCGCCGTCGGCGACCGCCTGCACGCCTTGCGCAAACTCTATGGTCTCGCCCGGCAGGCCGGCGCGCGCGGGAGTGAGTGCGCGCTCGATGTCGCGTCACGCAACGCGGGAGGCCGCTGATGGCGCTGCGCATCGTCAGCGCCGACGAACGGCTGTCCGCGGCCGGCGCCAAGACCACCATGGCGATTTTCGGCCCGAGCGGCGTCGGCAAGACATCCTTGCTGAAATCGTTGCCGCCTGCCGAGACCCTCTGCATCGACCTCGAGGCCGGCATGAAGTCTGTCCAGGACTGGCCCGGCGACAGCATCCCGGTGCGCACCTTCGCCGACGCCCTCGACATCGGCTGCCTTGTCGGCGGGGTCAATCCGTCCGCCGACCCGAGCGGCTTCTTCTCCGAGGCGCATTACCAGCATCTCAGGGAAAGCTATCCCGATCTCGTTCAGATGATCGCGGGCAAGCGCATCATCTTCGTCGACTCGATCACCGATCTTACGCGCCAGGCGATGGCCTGGGCGAAGACCCGGCCCGAGGCCTTCTCCGACAAGACCGGCAAACCCGACACCCGCGGCGCCTACGGGCTCCTCGCCCGCGAAGTCATCGGCCTGCTCAAGCATCTGCAGCACGCCTCCGGAAAGACCGTGATCTTCGTCGGCATCCTCGAACGCGTCACCGACGAGTTCAACCGCACGACCTGGCAGCCGCAGATGGAAGGCGGCAAGGCCGGCCGCGAGCTTCCCGGCATCGTCGATCAGGTCATCACCATGAGCCTGTTCGCGCGCGACGGCGACGGCTGGCGGCATGAGCCCGAGCGCGGCGAAGACCGCCGCCTCGTCTGCCGCGCCGGTAATCCCTTCGGCCTGCCGGCGAAGGATCGCAGCGGTCGTCTCGATGTCACCGAGCCGCCCGACCTCGGCGCGCTGCTCTCCAAGATCAACGCAACCCGGAAAGGATGACGAGCCATGAGCTTCGACATGAACGACGCCGAGCCGCAGAAGAGCGGCGAACTGATCCCCGACGGCACCTTCGCCAAGGTCACCATGACCATCCGGCCGGGCGGGACCGATGGCCAGAGCGATATCGACCGGGGGCTGCTCAAGGCCTCGAACGCGCCCGGCAGCGACGTGCTGATGGTGGATGCCGAGTTCACCGTCGCCGAGGGTCCGCACGTCCGGCGCAAGTTCTGGCAGATGTTCACCGTCTCCGGCGGCAAAGTCGACGAGCACGGTGTCTCGATCGGCTGGAAGATCTCCAAGGGAAGCTTCCGAGCGATGATCGACAGCGCGCTCGGGCTCGATCCGCAGGACATGAGCGAGGTGGCGAAGTCGAAGCGGATCCTGCGCGGGCTGGCCGACCTCAACGGCATCACCTTCGTTGCCAAGATCAAGGTCGAGCCCAGCGACGACCCGCGCTACGGCGACAGCAACAAGCTCGACCGCGTGGTTCTGCCGAGCGAACCGGAATGGCGGAAGGTGATGGACGGCGAGGTCCTGGCGCCGAGCCCCAGCACCCGCGCGCGGCCGAAGGCTGTATCGCCCGCATTGCCCGCAGCCCCGGCCTGGGGGCAGCCCGCCGCATCGCCGCCTGCGAGCGCTGCCCCGGCCTGGAGCCGGCCGGCACAGCCGGGCACGGCCCCGGCAGCCGCACCTGCCGCGACGCCGGCCCCGAGTGGCCCGGCCTGGCTCAACACCTGACCGTCATGACGGCCGATGAGTGGCAGGCGCACGTCACGCGCGAGGCAGCGAGGGCGATGGGACAATGGCTCGAAGGACGCGGAAGGCTTCACCAGCCCATCGCCGCTCTCACGCTCCCCGAACTGGAAGCCATGGCGGCGAACGCGATCGCGCGGTTCATCGTCTTGGCCTCGCACCGGATCAAGGATCAGCCGGACGACGCCGAGGACCTGACCCGGCTCTTGCTCGGGTAGCCGTCTGCGCCGTCTGCGGACGTCAGGCGCGGGGCTTCGGCTACGTCCACCAGCTGCGCTGGGACCGCTTTCCCTACCACCGCTTCTGCTCGATGCGCTGCCTCGACGTCGGCGCGGCGCTCGCCAACAGGAACAACGGGATGATCGACAAGACCGACATGGAGACTCGAGCGATCAAGGAGGCGCGCCGGTTTCTCGCCGAGACGCTCACCGAGCTCGACCTGATGGCGCCGTTCTACGACCGGAGCGCGGCCGAGATCGACCGCATCATCGAAGCCTGCGTCGACGGGTTTCAGGAGTCGATGCAGCGCCAGGCAGCCGCCCGCGACCCGCTCGACGACCCGATTCCCTTTTGAGGTGGCGCATGGGAATCGATCTCAACCACGGCTCCGGCTTCATCTATGGCCGCATCGGCCACGCGATCAGCGTGTCCGATCGGGTCAATGCGCTGATCGATGCGGCGCTCGTCGCACGCAATCGGCGGCAGCAGCCGCGCGATTATCTCGGGGGCAGCCGGATCGGCGAGCCCTGCGCGCGCAAGCTCGTCTACGAGGTGACCCATACGCCCAAAGATGAGGGACGGGATTTTGACGGCGCGATCCTGCGCATCTTCGACGCCGGCCACCAGTTCGAGACGCTCTCCATCCGCTGGCTGCGCGGCGCGGGCTTCGACCTTCGCACCGAGCGCGCCGACGGCGGACAATTCGGGTTCGAGGCGGCGGGTGGCAAGCTGCGCGGCCACATCGACGGCGTGATCGTCGCCGGCCCCGATGTCGGCCTGCGCTGGCCCGTGCTCTGGGAGCACAAGGCGCTGAACGCCAAATCCTGGAACGACCTGGTCAAGCGTAGCTTGCGCGCCTCCAAGCCGGTCTACTTCGCGCAAGTCCAGCTCTACATGGGCTACCTGGAGCTGGAGACCGCCCTCGTCACGGCCCTTAACAAGGACACCGAGGCGCTCCACCACGAGGTGGTCGCGTTCGATCCGCCCTGCGCGCAGGCGCTGTCCGACAAGGCCGTCGATATCCTGCGCGCCGCGGCAGCCCGCGAACTCCCCCCGCGCATCGCCGCAGCCCGGGACTTCTATCTCTGCCGCATGTGCGCCTATGCGGAGCGCTGCTGGGAGGGCGAGCGATGAGCTTCATCCCGTCTCCGCAGCAGGCGGCGGCAATCGCCGCGATCGAGGACTGGTTTCGGCGCCGCACGCGCGATCAGCAGGTGTTCCGCCTGTTCGGTTACGCAGGAACGGGCAAGACCACCATCACCCGGCATGCAATCGGCGAGCTCGGTCTCGAACCGATGGATCGCACGGGTGGTGCGGGCGGCGTGCTCTATGCCGCCTTCACTGGCAAAGCGGCCCTGGTGATGACCCGGAAGGGAACGCCGGCCTCGACGATTCATAGCCTGATCTACAAGGTCTCCGAGGCGACACCGGAAGAAATCGAGCGCGTCACCCGCGAGTTGGAGACGCTGCGCAAAGGCTTGCGGAGCATGGGACCGGCCGAGCGCTCCTTCGCCGAGACCCAGATCCGCCGCCTCGAGCTCCGGCTCGCCGACATCCATCAGCCCCGTTTCATTCTGAACGAGCAGTCGCTGGTCCGCGACGCCGACCTGATCGTGCTCGACGAGGTCTCCATGGTCGGCGCCGAGATGGCGAGCGATCTGCTCGCCTTCGGTAAGCCGATCCTGGTGCTCGGCGACCCCGGCCAGTTGCCGCCGATCAAGGGCGACGGCGCCTTCACCGATGCCGATCCCGACGTGATGCTGACCGACATCCATCGCCAGGCCGAGACCAGCGCCATCATCCGTCTCGCCACACTCGCGCGGCAGAGCGTGCCCATTCCCTACGGCGAGCACGATGACTTCGTCTGGAAGATGCGGTGCTCCGACATCGGCCCGCATCAATTCCTCAAGGGCGGCCAGGTGATCTGCGGTCGCAACGCGACGCGGCTCTTTCTGAATACCGCGATGAAGCAGGCGGCCGGCTTTCCGGGCGCTTACCCGCGCGGGCTCGGCGAGAAGATCATCTGCCTCAAGAACCGGCACGATCTCGGTCTCGTCAACGGCATGTTCCTCGACCTATCGGACATCCGCGACGAAAGCCCGCTCGCCTTCAGCGCGTCGGTGCGCACCGAGGACGGGACAAGCGTTCCCGGCCGCCAGTGGTTCTACAAGGGGCATTTCGACGACCACGTCGCCTACGACGCCGAGCGCCTGCGCCGCGATTGGCGCGACATGCGGGGACTTGTCGAGAGCGTCTGGGGCTACGCCATCACCTGCCACAAGGCCCAAGGGTCGCAGTGGGAGAACGTGATCGTCTACGACGACGGTCTCGGGCGGACCGCCGAGGACCGCGCCCGCTGGCTCTACACCGCCATCACGCGTGCGGAGCAAGGGCTGGTGATCCTTGATTGACTTCAACGACATCGCACCCGCCAGAACGCCTGCGGTTCATTACGATCTCGACGCCATCGTGGCCGGCCTGCGTGACAGAACCGACGTCTGGGTGCCGCAGCACTTTCCAAACGGCCGTCGCAACGGTGACGAATGGCGTCTCGCCAACATCAATGGCGGGGCGCCGCGAAAGAACGGTTCCTGCGTGATCACGCTCAGAGGCGAGCACGCCGGCGGCTGGATCGACTTCGACGGCGGCCAGGGCGGCGGGCCGCTGAGCACGCTGGAACAGGCGACCGGCCTCAAGGGCCGCGACCTCTTCGCCTATGCCGCCGATCTGGTCGGATGGTCGGCCGCGGCGCCAGCGCGTCGCGAACCGTCGGCGGCTTCCGCGAGGCCGGAGAAAGACTCTGCCCGAGAAATCGAGATCATCCTCTCCCGGGCCATCCCGATCGCCGGCACACCGGGGGAGGCCTATCTGCGCGCACGAGGGCTCGCGGTCCCGCCACCGTGCGACCTCCTGTTCCATCCGGATCTCGCGCATTGGGATACGAGGACCGGTTTCCCGGCCATCGTCGGCCTGGTTCGCGATCGCGCCGGCAGCGTGGTTGCCCTGCACCGCATCTACCTGCGCCCGGATGGGGCGGCGAAAGCCGAGGTTGAAAAGCCGAAGAAGATGCTGGGCCGGGTCGGCGGCGGCGCCGTGCGGCTGGCGCCGATCGGCGACGACGCTGTCCTTGGTCTCAGCGAAGGGATCGAGACGGCGCTCGCCGTGATGACGGCCTGCCCGGGCATGGCGGTGTGGGCAGCGCTCTCGGCCACCAATCTCGAACAGGTCGTCCTGCCGCCAGATGCCCGGCGTGTCGTGCTGCTCGCCGACCACGATGCGTCGGGAGCGGGCCTTCGTGCAGCCGAGGCGGCGGCGCGGCGTCTCCTCGCGGAAGGCCGCAGCGTCGCCATCGCCCTGCCGCGGGCGGAAGGCGAGGACTTCAACGACGTCCTGTTGCACGACGGCGCGGATGCGGTCCGTCAGATCATCGACGCGGCCGAGCCGTGTGCAGTGGCGGATGGCACGGATGCGCAGGATGGCGCCCGAAACCGCCCGATCGGCTTCGTCGAGCCGCCGGGCCGCTTGCCGCAACTGCGCGCCGATGAGGGCGATCTCGCCCGCGCCCACGCACGCAGCTGGAGTCTGCTGCTCGCGTCGAACAGGACGCCTTGGCTCTTTCGCAGCGGCGGCATGCCGACCTGGGCCGTGCATGACGATGACGGCCTGCCCATGGCCCGGCCCGTCACGGAAGAGCGCCTGCGCCACATGCTGGCCAAGCTCGCCGATTGGCGGCGTCTGGCGCGCAATGGCGATCTCGTTCCCGCGCATCCGCCGACGCCGCTCATCAAATCGCTGCTGGCGACGCCCGATCCCGGCCTGCCGGTCCTGGCGGGGATCGTCACCACGCCGGTCTTCGGCCGCAATGGCGCCCTCCTGACCGAGCCCGGTTACCACCCCGATGCGCGGCTGCTCTACCAGCCAACACCAGGCTTTGCCGTGCCGCAGGTGCCGGAGCGCCCGTCGCCGGCGGAGATCGCGACCGCGCGCAGTCTCATCGTCGACGACATGCTCGGCGAGTTCCCCTTCACCGGCTACGCGGAGCGGGCGCATGCCGTTGCCTTGATGCTGCTCGGCTTTCTTCGCGCCATGATCGACGCACCGACGCCGCTTCATCTGATCGAGAAGCCGACACCCGGCACCGGCGCGACCCTGATGGTCGACGCGATCGCGACCGTGCTCACCGGCGTCAGCGCCTCCGTGATGACCGAGGGCCGCGACGACGAAGAGTGGCGCAAGCGGCTGACCGCCAAGCTGCGCCAGATTCCCTCGATCGTGCTCATCGACAATCTGCGTCACCCGCTAGACTCCTCGGCGCTCGCGGCAGCACTCACCGCGCCCTTCTGGGAGGACCGCATTCTTGGCGCGTCCGAGATGACGCGATTGCCTATCCGCTGCGTCTGGATCGCGACCGGCAACAATCCCGAATTCTCCAACGAGATGGCGCGCCGCATCGTGCGCATCCGGCTCGATGCTCGTGTGGATCAACCCTGGCGGCGCGAGGGGTTCCGCCACCCCGATCTCATGAGCTGGGTTCGCGCCAACCGGCCGCGCATTGTCGCGGCCTGCCTCACATTGTGCCGGGCGTGGCTGGCCGCCGGCAGGCCACGGGGCGCGCGCATGATCGGCAGCTACGAGAGCTGGTCGCGCATCATGGGCGGCGTCCTTGAGGTCGCCGGGATCGAAGGCTTTCTCGCCAACCTCGACGAGATGCTCGCTGCCGCCGATGGCGAGGGCGCGATCTGGCGCAGCTTCATCGGCGGCTGGTGGGACCGCTTCGGGACGGCGGAGGTCGGCACCGGCGATCTCTACGAGGTGGCGTTGGCCTGCGAGCCCCCGCTGCCGCTGGGCGCCGGGGGCGACCGGTCACAGCGCACACGGCTCGGCAAGGCGCTCGCCCGCATGCGCGACCGGGTGTTCGATATCGACGGCCGCAAGATGCGCGTGCGCACGCTGGGCGTCTCCCATCAGGCCAAGCGCTGGCAGCTCACGATCGAAGGGGAACGTGGGGAACGTTTTCCGCAGGGTGTCGAGGCTCAAGCCGGGGAACGTTGCGCCGAAAAGGGGAACGTCGAAAACCAACGTTCCCCGGTACAACCCATTGAAACCAATAGCAAAGGGGAACGTGGGGAACATGGGGAACGTTTTTCGACACTAACGCATGTGCGCGGCTGCGCCCACGCGATGGAGGATGGGGAAAAACGTTCCCCACCTTCGTCACCTTCCCAAAGCGCTTGTCCGTCAACGGCTTGTACCGGGGAACATGCGGGGGAACGTCCCTCACCACGTTCCCCGAACGGCGCCGCGCCGGACTGGCTCAAGGAGGTGCTCTGATGGGCATGCTCCGTCAACTCGGCCGTCTCCAGGCGGCAGCGACCGGTCCGCCGCGATGGGTCTTCGATCGGAAACCCGACCCTTGCTCGCGCTCCTTGGAGACAATCATGATTTCGACCATCGAAACCGGCCCCGCCGCAGCAGGGGCCATCGCATTCCGTCCGCATCCGGCTCATGCGCATCGCGCCATTCTCAGCCTCGATCTCGGCACTACGACCGGCTGGGCACTGCGCAGCCATGACGGCCTGATCACGAGCGGCACGGTCTCGTTCCGGCCGAGCCGCTATGACGGTGGCGGCATGCGCTACCTGCGCTTCCGAAGCTGGCTGGACCGGATCGCTGCCGACGCCGGCGGTCTCGCGGCGATCTATTTCGAGGAGGTTCGTCGGCATGTCGGCACCGACGCGGCCCATCTCTATGGCGGTTTCCTGGCAACGCTGAGCGCGTGGTGTGAGCAGCGGACGATCGCCTATCAGGGCGTTCCCGTCGGCACGATCAAGCGGCACGTCGCCGCCAAGGGCAACGCCGACAAGGCCGCCGTCATGGCCGTCGTTCGCGCCCGCGGCTTCTCACCCGCGGACGATAATGAAGCCGACGCCATCGCCATCCTGCTGTGGGCCATCGAGACCGAGGGAGGTGTGCGATGAGCGGGGAGACGATGCTCAAACATGCCGCGTCGGTCGTCGCCGAGCGCCGCAAGATATACGGCGAGCCGGCCGCCGCGATGGCCGTGGTCGCCAGACGCTGGTCGATCACGCTCGGCCGGCCCATCACGCCGGCGGAGGTCGTACTCTGCCTCATCGATCTGAAGCTGGCGCGGCTCGGGCACGATCCGAAGCATCAGGATTCGATCCTCGACATCGCCGGCTATGCAGCGGTGCTGCAGGAGGTCGGACGATGAGATGGCTGCCGAAAGGATATGGCGGCGAACGCCGGTCGGCCGAAGAGGTCAAGCGGGAGGGTTGGCGCGAGCAGGGCCTCCTCGTCGTCAGCCCCACCGATCCGCGCCTCACCTGGCCCGAGCGAGAACTGGTTCGCCAGCTCGGCGAGAAGCTCTATGGCGGACGGCGCCTGCCGACGGAGCAACAGCATGGCTGATTGGACTCGCGAACAGGTCGAGGAGCGGCTGATCGAAGCTGCTGACGTCATGAAGCGCCTCCCCGAGGTTCGGGTGCAGGGGTATTTCTCGGTGTGGCCGAAGATCGTGCATGAGTTCGCTGATCTCGTCGGTCAAGAGCCGCCGCGCATGAAGCGTCCGCCGCCCTTGCCCGACGCCATCAGCCGCATGGAGGCGACGCTGCCCTGGCTGCGATGGCTGGAGTCCGACGATGCCCGGCTTGTCTGGGCGCGCGCCGAGGGCACGCCGTGGAAGCCGATCTGCTGGCGCTTCGGGATCTCCCGCGCCACCGCGTGCCGTCGCTGGGAGTACGGCCTCAGCGTCATCACCTGGAAGCTGAATGGACAGCAAGTGCCGGCGAAACGTTCGCGCGCTTTCCTCGTCGACCGAGTTCGGTCGTCAAGTTCATTTTGATGCGTGAGACAATTTTCGCTGAGACATTTCCCGGCGAGACACAGATCGGCGATTTGGGTTAGTTCTCGGGTATGCTCGGGCGAGCCGCGTGCGGCCGCGGTTTCGAAGTCTTCCGCACCCGAAAGAACACCCGGTCAGGCGGCGTTGCGAGGAGCGACCTCCTGCTCGATCTTGCGCCGCGTAGTGCGGTCGGCAACATCGAGATCGTAGCGGGCCTGCAGATTGATCCAGAACTCCGGCGATGTGCCGAAATAGCGCGCGAGGCGCATGGCCGTGTCGGTCGTGATCGCGCGACGCCCAAGCAGGACATCGTTGACCCGCGAGCGTGGCGCCTTGATCGCGTTGGCGAGTTCGTAGGCGCTCATCCCCAACGGAGTCAGGAACTCATCACGCAGGATTTCTCCCGGATGGACTGGCGGCAGACGACGGCCCGTCGTCACCTCCGAGAAATCGACGATGCGCCTGTCGAGATCCTCACGCTTGATGGTCATGGTCATCACTCCTCAGTGGTAGTCGACAATCTCGACCTCCCACGCCTCGTTGTCGCGCCAGACAAAACAGATCCGCCACTGGTCGTTGACGCGGATGCTGTGTTGACCCTGCCGGTCACCGTGCAGCGCTTCCAGGCGATTGCCGGGCGGCACCCGCAGATCGTCCAGCAGTGTGGCCGCATCGATCGCCAGCAGCTTGGCGCGAGCCCGCCGCTGGATTTGCTGCGGCAGGTCGCGGACGGCGTAGCCAGCGAAGATCGCCGCTGTGCGTTTGTCGGCAAAGCTCTTGATCACGGCAAAGCGTAACGCAAAACGGGACGTCCTGTCAAGCGGGACGCTCTGCCTTACGGTACGGCGTTAATATCAACGAACTCAAAGAGATAGCGGTTCCTCCCTGGCCGAAATCGTGTGCTGGCGGCAATGGCGCGACGCTTGCCCAGTGACGGCGCCGAAATAGGCCATTTCGTTTCGCCTGCATCCTTGGCCTCGTGAATTCAAACACTTGGGCGTCTGCGGACCTCGGCGATGGCGAAGCCGCCGGTTGGGGGCGTTTCGTTTCGAGCGCATCGGCGAAGCGGAACCTGTTTTGCCGGCCCAGCACATCGGCTGGTTTCGCGACCGCCGGATCAGATCCTTCACCCATCGCACCGGACCGACCATGGAAGTCGTCGAAACGCCGATCGACAAGCTTGTGCCCTATGCGCGCAACCCGCGGCGCAACGAGGAGGCTGTCGCCACGGTCGCCGCCTCGCTGGCCGAGTTCGGCTGGCGTCAGCCGATCGTCGTCGACGAGGACATGGTGATCGTCGTCGGCCACACCCGCTACGAGGCGGCCAAGCGGCTCGGTATGACGAGCGTCCCGGTGCATGTCGCGCATGGCCTGACGCCGGCGCAGCTGCGCGCCTACCGGCTGATGGACAACCGCTCGCATCAGAATGCGAGCTGGGATGACGAGCTGCTGAAACTCGAACTGGCCGATCTGAAGCTCGACGAGTTCGACCTGGCGCTGACCGGTTTCGAAGACGATGAACTGGCCCGTCTCCTGGCCGAGGCGCCCGTCGAGGGGCTGGTGGACGAAGACGAGGTTCCGGAGCCGGCCGCCACGCCTGTCACCCGCCGCGGCGATCTCTGGATCCTTGGGGACCACCGCCTGCTCTGCGGAGACTCGACTTCGGCCGAGGACGTCACCCGCCTGATGAACGGCGAGCGCGCCGCGCTGTTCGCAACCGACCCGCCCTATCTCGTCGACTATGACGGCACCAACCACCCGACGAAGAAGAACGCGTCGGCCCGGGCCAAGAAGATCGCCAACAAGGACTGGTCCGACGACTACATCGAGCAGAAGCATTGGGACGATTCATCCCAGGGTCCGCAGTTCTATGAGGCCTTCATGCAGGTCGCCATCGACTGCGCCATCAAGGAGGACGCGGCCTGGTATTGCTGGCACGCCTCGCGGCGCCAGGCGATGCTGGAAGCCTGCTGGTCCAAATTCGACGTTCTGCATCACCAGCAGATCATCTGGGCCAAGAGCCGTCCGGTGCTGACGCGCTCGATCATGCTGTGGGCGCACGAGCCCTGCCTGTTCGGCTGGCGCTCGGGCAACAAGCCGCGTGTTAATCGTGAAGGCTTCGAGAACTGGCCGACGACCGTGTGGTCCATCCCGTCGAGTGAGATCGAGACGCGCGAGCACCCGACCTCGAAACCGGTGCGCGTGTTCACGCTGCCGATGGAGCTGCACACCGTGCCAGGCGAAATCTGCTACGAGCCGTTCTCCGGCTCGGGCTCGCAACTCATCGCAGGCGAGCGCACAGGGCGACGCGTCTTTGGGCTCGAACTCTCCGAGACCTTCTGCGACGTCATCGTCAACCGCTGGCAGGTATTCACGGGGAAGTCGGCGAAACTGGACGACGAAGATCGCAGCTTCGAAGAGGTGAAAGCCGCGCGTCTTGGCGCTGGCGACGGCGCAAAGGACGCGGCATGAAGCAATCGCGCCGGATGTCTTTGATCGAGGCGTTGAGCAATGTCGCTATCGGCTACGGCGTGGCCGTGCTGACCCAGATCGCGGTCTTCCCGTTGTTCGGTCTGCAAGTGTCCCTGAGCGACAATCTGTTGATCGGCGCTCTGTTCACGCTGGTCTCGGTGGCACGTAGCTATGCCGTGCGGCGCATCTTCGAACGGATGCGCGCTTTGTCTGCATAAGCGAAACGCCGCCGCCCATCGCGGGCAGCGGCGCTTCAGTGATGATGACGTGTCAACTGGCGGTCGCTCCGAGCAGCTTCGCCCGGAAGTCGGCGCCCACCGGTCGGCTCTCGGCCACCGTGCGGCCGGCCCGGAGCGCGCCAGCACGGCCGACAAAATAGAAGCCGACCTGCTCGCCGGTTTCCCGGCGCGTTCGCGTGAGGACCGTGTAGCGGGTCGAGCGTGCATCAGCGATGATCGCTTCGCCTCGGTGCTGCAGGGCGGCGACGAGACGGTCGTGTATGGTGATCCTCGCCATAGCCTCAGCCCTCCCGGCTGAGGCGGTAGACCCGACCGCGTCCGTCGACCTTCTCGGAGGTCACGTCGAGCCCGAGCTTCTTCTTGAGCGCCCCGGCGATGGCGCCGCGCACGGTGTGCGGCTGCCACCCGAATGCGGCGGCGATCTCGGCGACGGTTGCTCCGTCGGCGCCCTGCAGCATGGCGATCAGCTGGGCCTGCTTGCTGCCTTCGCGGGCATTTGGCTTCGATGACGTCTTGACGGCAGCGTGACCGCTTTGCGTGGGCTCCGCAGAGTCACGCGAGGCCTCCGGCTCGATGCCGATGGCGGCGAGCCCGTGCTCGGTGATCGCGAGTGTGACGCCGTGGCCGTCGCCGGCCTCGCGCCAAACGTGTTCGCCGATGCGCGTGTCGGCATCGATCTCTTCGAGCAGGCCCTGCTTGAGGAGCGAAGCGATCACTTTCTGCGCTGCGCCGCCCTTGAGGTTCTTCGGGAGCGGTAGCGCCAGCATGTTCGCGCGCTGCGCGGCGGCGCTGAGGACGATCATCTGTGTGTCGGAGAGTTTGGTCATGGGGCAATCCTTCTTCAGGAGAGGCGCGCGACCATCGCGGACCTTCTACTGCCCCGAGCCCCGAGGGTGAGCCTATCGGGGCGAAGGCGGGAAGCGGCGCGTCTAATCGGCGTGCTCGCCCTCCTTGAAGGCTGCGTCGGTGATGCGCTTCAGGAGTTCGGTGTAGTGGCTGAGCGTTCCGACATGGCCCCAGTTGATCTCGTCGGGGCTGGTGTCGAAATGGTCGTCGCTCAGCACCTTGATGCGCTCCAGCATCGTGTCGATTTCCGCCTTCTTGGCGATGAATGCGTCGAGGGCGGTAGCGGTGTTTCTGGACTTGGTCATGGCGGTCTCCAGCGCTTGATGGTGACCCCATACAGGCTCTGACCGACGCCCTCATCAAGTCGATAAGTGCATCATTTCATTGCTTTTTATGCAGTGATGGCGGGGCTCCCGACATGACCTGATCTTGCCCGGGAGCGGCCCCCGTTCATGGCGACCAATACCCAACCGATCGCGGTCATCGCCCGGCTCCTGGACCTGACCGAAAGGCGGGTCCAGCAGCTGGCGCGCGACGGGATCATCCCGGCGTCAGCTCGCACCGGCCCCGAACGCGGGCGCTACGATCTCGTCGGCACGGTGCGCGGCTATGTGCGCTACCTGCGCGAACTGGCGACGCGGTCGCAGACGGGCGCCGCCGATTTCGGTGTCGAGCGCGCCCGGCTGATCAAGGCCAAGGCCGATCTCGCCGAAATGGACGCAGCTGTCCGGCGCGGCGACCTCTTGCCGGCCGCTCAGGTCGAGGAGGCTTGGATCGCCGTGCTGGCCCGCCTGCGCGCGCGTCTGCTGGTCCTGCCCGACAGGCTGGCGCCGCTCGTCCACGAGGAGACGACCATTGCCGGCACGCGCGCGCAGATCCGCGACGCGATCACCGAAGCGCTCGCGGAACTCGCCAGCCTCCCGGCCATCGCCGTTGGTGCTGAAGGGGCCGGCGCGGCTGGCGCAGGCGACGCGCAAGGCGCTGACGATCCTGGCGCCGCCGCCGACCCTGACGATCAGTGAGTGGGCCGACGCCAGGCGCCGCCTGAGTTCCGAAGCCAGCGCCGAGCCCGGCCGCTGGCGCACCGAGCGGGCCATCTACCAGCGCGGCATCATGGACGCGATCTCCGATCCGGCGGTCGAAAGCGTCGTCGTGATGTCGTCGAGCCAGACCGGCAAGACGGAGGTGCTGCTCAACACCGTTGCATTCCACATCGACCAGGACCCGGCGCCGGTGATGGTGGTGATGCCGACGGAACGCGATGCGGAGACCTGGTCGAAGGACCGTTTCTCGCCGATGGCGCGCGATACGCCCTGTCTGCATGGACGCATCTCGGATCCGAAGTCGCGGGACGGGTCGAACAAGATCCTGCACAAGAAGTTTCCCGGCGGGCATCTGACCATCGTCGGCGCCAATGCACCCTCGGGCCTGGCCAGCCGGCCGATCCGCATCCTCCTGTGCGACGAGGTCGACCGCTATCCGTTCAGCGCCGGCGCCGAGGGCGATCCGGTCAATCTGGCGAAGAAGCGCACGGTCACCTTCTGGAACCGCAAGATCGTCCTGGTCTCGACGCCGACCATCCGTGGCGCGAGCCGGATCGAGACGGCGTTCACCGAAAGCGACAGGCGCCGCTTCTTCGCGCCGTGCCCGGAATGCGGCGAGCATCAGACGCTGGTCTGGGAGCAGGTTCGCTGGGACCGCGACGCGGACGGCGCCCACCGGCCGGAGACCGCGCGATACCAATGCCGCCATTGCGGCGTGCATTGGAGCGACGCCGAACGCTGGGCCGCCGTGCGCCGGGGCGAATGGCGGGCTGAGGCCCCGTTCGACGGCATCGCCGGCTTTCACCTGAACGAGGTCTATTCCTCCTGGGTCCGCTTGGAAGCCATGGTGCGCACCTTTCTGTCGGCGAAGGATCACGGCGACGAGGCGATGAAGACCTTCGTCAATACATCGCTGGGCGAGACATGGGTCGAGACGGGCGAAGCGCCGGACTGGCAGCGGCTCTACGATCGTAGGGAAAGCTGGCCGGCCGGCACGGTGCCGATGGGCGGCCTGTTTCTCACCGCCGGCGCCGACGTCCAGAAGGATCGCATCGAGGTCGATGTCTGGGCATGGGGTCGCGGGCTGGAGAGCTGGCTCATCGACCACATCGTCATTGAGGGCGGCCCCGAACACGCCGCCGCATGGTCCGCGTTGGACGGTCTCTTGAGCCGCAACTGGCCGCACGCCTCTGGGGTGGCGATGGGCCTGTCGCGCCTCGCGATCGACACCGGCTTCGAGGCGCCGTCGGTCTACGGCTGGGCACGGCGCGCCGGCTTCGCGCAGGTGGCGCCAGTCAAGGGTGTCGAGGGTTTCAATCGGGCGAGCCCGGTCTCCGGCCCGACCTATGTCGATGCGACCGCCGGCGGCAAGCGATTGCGGCGCGGCGCGCGGCTGTGGTCGGTCGCGGTCTCGACCTTCAAGGCCGAGACCTATCGCTACCTCCGGCTCGAACGGCCGACCGACGAGGAGCGTGCCGGAGGCGCCAGCTTTCCCGCAGGGACCATCCACCTGCCGGCTTGGGCCGACAGCGAGTGGTGCAAGCAGTTCGTCGCCGAACAGCTGGTGACGGTGAAGACCAGGCGCGGGTTTCAGCGGCTCGAATGGCAGAAGCTCCGCGAACGCAACGAGGCGCTGGATTGCCGGGTCTATGCCCGTGCCGCCGCCTGGATCGCCGGTGCCGACCGCTGGGGCGAGCAGAAATGGCGCGATCTCGAACGCCAGGTCGGCTCGCTCGATCCGAGCAACACAGTGGGGCCAGAGACCACGGCCTCTGACCCCGGCACGCCAGAGATCGCCTCCGCGGGTCTGGTGCGACGAGCGCCTGCCCGGCGCGGCCGACGGGTGTTCACGCCCAGCTATCTGAGTTGAGACCGAGACCATGACGCTTGAGGACATGATCGCGCGCCGCGATGCGCTGCTCGCCGCCCGATGGCGCGGCGTGCGCACCGTCGAGGTCGAGGGGCGCCGCATCACCTATGCGAGCGATGCCGAAATGGCGGTCGCCCTCGGCGACCTCGAACGGCGGATCGCCGAGGAGCAAACCGGCGCGCGCCGTCGCATCGTTCGCACGACGGCAAGCAAGGGGCTCTGACTCGTGCTGGAATCGATCACACGGTGGCGCCGCCGCATCGGCGCTCTGGTGGGCGGCTTCGAGGCGGGCCAGGCAAGCCGCAGGCTGCGGCACTTCCAGCCGAGCCGGGCGCATCTCAACACGCTGATCGCGGCCGCCGGCGCCGACATCACCGCGCGCGCCCGATGGCTGGTGCGCAACAACGGCTATGCGGCGAACGCCATCGAGAGCTGGGCCGGCAATGTGGTGGGCGACGGCATCAAACCGTCGTCCCTGATCGCCGATGCCGAACTCAAGGCGCGCGTGCAGCGCCTCTGGCTCGACTGGACCGACGACAGCGACGCCGAGGGGTTCACCGATTTCTATGGCCAGCAGCGGCGCGCCGCGCGCGAGGTATTCATCGCCGGTGAAGTGTTCTTCCGCTTCCGTCCGCGCCGGCCCGATGACGGGCTCATGGTGCCGCTGCAGCTGCAGATGATCCCCTCCGAGATGCTGCCGCTCAGCCGCAACGAGCAGCTTCCCGGCGGTAATGTCGTCCGTCAGGGGATTGAGTTCGACCGGATCGGCAGGCGCGTCGCCTACCACTTCCTGCGCCGCCATCCGGGTGACGTGACCGATCCAGGGCTCGCCGGCGAGATCGTGCGGGTGTCGGCGGCCGAGGTCATCCACGTCATCGATCCGGTCGATGCTGGGCAGTTGCGCGGGATTTCCCGCTTTGCGCCGGGCATCGTGAAGCTGTTCCTGCTCGATCAGTACGACGACGCCGAGCTCGACCGGAAGAAGGTCGCGGCCATGCATGCGCTCTTCATCACCACGCCGGCGCCGGCGGAGCCCTTCGACATCGCCGAGAGCGACGAAGGCGGCGAGCGGACGATGGATCTGCAGCCCGGCCAGATCGTGATGCTGGAGCCGGGCGAGGAAGTGCAGACCTCGGCGCCTGCCGATGTCGGCCAGACCTACGAGCCGTTCCAGTACCGCACGTTGCTGCAGGTCTCGGCGGCGCTCGGCATCCCGTATGCGTATCTGTCGAATGACATGCTGAAGGCAAACTACTCGAACTCGCGGCTCGCGCTCCTCGAGTTCCGCCGCCGCATCGAGGCCTACCAGCACTCGGTCATGGTCTGGCAAATCTGTCGACGGGTCTGGGCGCGATGGCTCGATACGGCGGTCATGGCGGGCGCGATTGCCTTGCCCGATTACGAACAGCAGAGGCGCGTTTATCTCGGCTGTTCCTGGCTGCCGCCCAAATGGGACTGGGTCGATCCGCTGAAGGACGCGCGCGCCGAGATCGAACAGATCGAGGCGGGGCTGAAGAGCCGGACACAGGCGCTCGCCGAGCGCGGCTATGACGCCGATCAGGTCGATGCCGAGATTGCTGCGGACCGTGCGCGAGAGCGCCAGCTTGGCCTCTCCTTCGGCAGCGCCTCATCCGACCCGAGGCTGCTGACCGATGCTCAAGAGGCAGCACCAGCGGACAACCAGGCGAACGTCGCCGCCGACTGAGGTTTCCATGACGCGATTGAATCCGCTGCTCACCCGGCTCGGCGGTCGGCCCTTGGCGATCGCCCCGCGAGCGCTCGACGGCCTGCTCGCCGCCGGCCCAATGCTCGATACACGCCAGGCCATGCTTCCGGCCCGCGATGCGCCGCAGGTGGCGAGCCATTCCGTTACCGGTCCCGGCATCGCCGTGGTGCCGATCCTCGGGCCATTGGTGACGCGTGGCGACTGGCTCACCGGTTTTCTGGGCGCCAGCGACTATGGCGAGATCGCTTTTGCGGTGGAGGCCGCGCTGGCCGATCCAGCTGCGCGGGCCGTGTTGCTGGAACTGGACTCGCCAGGCGGTGAGGTCGGCGGTCTCTTCGATCTGGTCGATCGCCTCGTGTCCTTGCGCGAAGCCGCGCAGAAGCCACTCTGGGCTGTCGCGAGCGAAAGCGCGCTGTCGGCTGCCTTTGCCATCGCCAGCGTGGCGGACCGCCTTTACGTCACCCGGACGGCGGAGGTCGGATCCATCGGCGTCGTGGCCATCCATGTCGACGAGAGCATCGCCGACGTCATGGCCGGCCTCAAATGGACGCTCGTTCACGCGGGCGATCGCAAGATCGAGGGCAATGCCCACGAGCCGCTTTCGGATACGGCGTTGTCGGCGATCCAGGCGGATGTCGACGCGCTCCATGCCGACCTCGTCACCCTGGTGGCGCGCAACCGGAACATGAGCCCCGGCGCTGTCCACGCGACGCAGGCCGCGATCTATCGGGGCCAGCGGGGCATCGACGCCGGCCTTGCCGACCAAGTCGGCACCGTCGGCCACGCACTTGCCGATCTCACCCGGATGCTCGACCCGCCACGCCTGATCAGGGGTGCTTCGCAGAGCGCCCGCAGTCGTCAACCTCCAAGGAGAAAGACCGAAATGACCATCGACCCCAATGCCGGTGCGGCGATCGATGGCGACGCCGTCATCGAGACGAACGCGCCCGAACCGGAAACCCCCGATACGCCGCAGCCCGCACCGCCGGTCGCGGCGCCGGCGACCACCGACGTACCCACCACCGACCACACCGCGGAACGGTTGCGCGCCGAATATGCGGAGATCGCCGCCATTGCCGCCCAGGGTGCCCGACTGGGCGTCGCCATCGACGCCGCCGACGCCATGGCCAAGGGGATTGCGCCGCATGCGCTGCGAAGCTCCATCCTCGACGCCCTCGCGGCACGCGCCGAGGCGAGCTCTGTGGTCGCCGTGGCGCCGTCACCGGCCGGCTCGCCGGCATCGAACGGCGGCGAAAGCCCCATCGTGCGTCGTGCGCGTGAGCGCGCCTCGGCCAACCGCAGCTGAGGAAAGGAAGGATCATCATGACCGTTCTCACCATGTCGCCGACCCTTGGCGACCTGCTCAAATACGAGCTCAATGCGAGCTACTGCCGCGAGGCTGTGACCCTCAAGGCTGGCACGAACTACGCGCTCGGATCCGTCCTCGGCCGGATCACCGCCTCGGGCAAGTACCGCCTGTCGCCGGACGCCGAGGTCGTCGGAGACGAGGGTGCGGAGGTCGCAACGGCCGTCCTGATCGAGGCGGTCGACGCGACGGCCGGCGATAGGACCGGCCTCATGGTTGCCCGCGGCCCGGCGATCGTCTCCAAGGCGGCGCTCGTCTTCGACGCCTCCGTCGATGACGCGGCCAAGACGACCGTCAAGCACACCGAGCTGAGCTCTGCCGGTATCGTGCCGCGCGACACCGCCTGATCCGCGCTCGTCAGATCCAATCCGTCACCGGCTCCGAGGCGTCCGCCTTCGGGGTCTTTTTCATGCCCGTCGCATCCCAAGGAGACCCGACATCATGGTCGCCATGATCAACCCGTTCGACGCGGGCGGCTACTCGCTCGCCGAGATGACCCAGGCCATCAACATCCTGCCCAACGTCTATACCCGGCTCGGGCAGATGGGCCTGTTCCGCTTCGAGGGCGTGACCCAACGCTCCGTCGTCATCGAACAGGCCGAAGGCGTGCTAAACCTCCTGCCGACCGTGCCGCTCGGCGGTCCCGCCACCGTCGCCAACCGCGACACGCGCTCGATGCGTTCCTTCACGGTGCCGTGGATTCCCCACGACGACGTGATCACGCCCCAGGACATCCAGGGCGTGCGCGGTTTCGGCGTCGCCGACGCGGCCGACCCGCTCGCCACCGTCATGGAGCGCAAGCTCACTCGCATGCGGGTCAAGCACGCCCAGACCCGCGAGTACATGGAGGTCAATGCGTTGCGCGGCATCGTCAAGGACGGCGCCGGCACCACGCTCTACAACTACTTCACCGAGTTCGGGCTTTCCCAGCAGGCGGTCGATTTCGTGCTCGGCACCGCCGGTACCAACGTCCAGGCCAAGGTGCGCGAGGTGCTGCGCAAGGTCGAGACGGAACTCAAGGGCGAGACCATGACCGGCGTGTTGGCGCTCGTCAGCCCTGAGTTCTTCGACAAGCTGATCGGCCACGCCAAGGTCGAGGACGCCTACAAGTACTATGCCTCGACCGGCGCCCAACCGCTCCGCGAAGATACGCGCCGGCGCCTCCCCTTCGCCGGCATCATGTTCGAGGAGTACAACGCCACCGTCACCCTCTCCACCGGCGAAACCGAGACGCTGATCCCAGCGAGCGAGGGCATCGCGTTCCCGCTCGGCACCCTCGACACCTTCGTGACCTACGGCGCGCCGGCGAACCTGATCGAGACAGTCAACACCGTCGGCCTGCCGATCTATGCCCGGCAGATCGCACGTCACGACGGTAGCGCCATTGAGGTCAAGACCGAGGCCTCGCCCCTACCGGTCAACAAGCGCCCGCGGCTCGCGGTGCGCATCCACACGAGCAACTGATGGGTATGAGCGCCTTCGCGAAGGCGATCGACGACCTGTTCGGCGATCCGAACATCGGCAGGGACGCTGTCTATACGCCCGATGGCGGAACGGCCGTGCGTGTGCGTATCATTGCCCGACGTGCGGACGAGGTCACCGGTTTCGGCGAGGCGCGGCTCTGGTCGGAAACCACCCGCATCGACCTGCGCGTCGCCGAGGTGGCAACCCCGCGTCCCGGCGACAGAATCGAGATCGATGGCGACACCTTCATCATTCAGGGCGAGCCGGTGCGTGATCGCGAGCGGCTCGTCTGGACCGTGGACTTGCGTCCCGCATGAAGCTCGGCATCAGGATTGTCGGCGATATCGCCCGAATGATGGAGGCGGAAACCCGCGCCGGCCAAAAGGCGGTCACCGCCGCTATGCGCAAAGCTGGCGCCGGTCTCAAGTCCGCCTGGCGAGCGCAGATCACTGGCGCAGGCCTCGGGGCGCGACTCGCCCGCACCATTCGCTCCGAGCAGTATCCGAAAGGTCGGCGGAGTCTCAACGCGGCAGCGCTGGTCTGGTCGAAGGCACCAGTGATTGTTGGTGCGCACGACACCGGCCCACTGATCCGCTCCAGGAACGGCTTCTGGCTGGCAATCGCAATGCCGAGCGCTGGAAAATCCTCGCGAGGCGGCAGTATCACGCCCGGCGCGTGGGAACGCCATACCGGCATGCGCCTGCGCTTCGTCTATCGCCGCACTGGTCCGAGCCTGCTGGTGGCCGACAATGTTCGCGTCAGCAAGACGGGCCGCGTCCGCGAAAACATCACCCGGCACAAGGATGGTCGCGTCTCGAGCCGGCTGCAAGGTCGCGCCACCGCCGTGATCTTCCTGCTGGTGCCGCAGGTGAAACTGCCGAAACGCCTCGATCTGGCGCAGGATGCGCGCGCGGTGGAGAACGCCCTGCCGGGGATGATCGTGGCGAATTGGACGGAAACGCGTTCCTGAGCGGCTCGATCCAGTCAGGCTATCAACTGCAGCATCCTTTATGGGCCTGGATCGGCGGACAGGGTACCGTGCCGTAGGAGCAGAAAACGCAGCAATCACCCGGTTTTGGTTTGAGGAGCGTGCCGCAGCCCTTGCACTCGTAAAACCACTGGCAGGCATCCGTCGGCATGGTCTCGTTTTGCGAATGCCCGCAATGCGGACAGGTAATCGTGCTATCAAGAATCGGCGCCCGGCATTCGGTGTGCAGGCGATTAGCCTCGGCCTCGATCCGCGCGCGGCGGGCCGGGTCGAGCCTGGCGAGCTTGTCCTGAAGGCTGCGTACCATGACCATCATCCTTTCCACGGTGCCACGCCAATATGGATCGGGGGGGCCTGGCACCACAAACCTGCATTTGGCCAGCGGTCGACATTCATAGGGCATTGGCATATATTGCCAATATCCTTGATGGAGATACGCATGGCCACCCGAAACGTCGTTCTGACGGAAACCCAATCCGACCTTGTCGACCGGCTGGTCGCATCGGGGCGCTACCAGAATGCCTCCGAAGCCCTGCGGGCGGGGTTGCGTCTTCTCGAAAGGGAGGAGGCGGAGTTCAGCGAATTGCAGGCAAGGTTGCGTGACGGGCTGGACCAGGCCCGGCGTGGTGATCTGGCCGAGGGGAGCGGTGAGGATGCGATCCGGCGTGCCTTCGCTTCCGCGCGCTAATCGTCCTGATGCCGAAACCCTGGCGCCTGACGCGACAGGCGGAAACATCGCTCGTCGAAATCGCTCGCTGGACGCATGAGACCTTCGGTCCGCGACAGGCTGCCGCCTACGAGGAAGACCTGATCGCACGTTGCGCGGCGATTGCGGCGGGCACGGCTATGTCGCAGGACTGCCGCCGCCTCATCGATCCGGACCTGCCCGAGGATCTGCGTTTCACGCGAGCGGGTCAGCATTTCGTCGTTTTCGTCGAGGACGCCGATCAGGTGATCATCGTCGATTTCCTGCACGGCCGCTCGGATCTGCCGCGACGGCTGGCCGCTCTTTCGGAGCAGAAACCCGACAGGGATCACTGACGCCGGGCTGGTCCCGGCGAACCGGGACCATCATGCCCACCACCCGCGAAACCATCCTCGCCGCGCTACACGCGCAGCTTTCAATGTTGCCAGCCACCGTGCTGCGCGGCGAGGTGCTGCCCGAGCGTGTACCTGCGGCAGGGCTATTGATTTTGCGTGATGGCGATCCGGGTGAGCCGGAGACGACGCTGTCGCCACTCATCTACCATTATCAGCACCGGGCCGAGATCGAGGCCGTCGTGCAGGGCGCGGGCCGCGATGCGGCGTTTGATGCGCTGTGCGCCAGCATTGGTGCGGCGATTGCCGGCGACCGCACGCTCGGGGGACTGTGCGACTGGATCGAGGCGGAAGCGCCGCAGCCGGTCGATCTGCCCATCGAGGGCGCGGCCGCCCTGAAAGCCGCCATGATCCCGGTGGTGCTGCACTATTCGACGGCCGACCCGCTCGGTTGATCCCGACAATCCGAGGAGAAACACCATGGCACGAGCCCAAGGGGCGCGGGCGCGAATGGCGCTCGCGTTCGAGACGATTTATGGCACCCCGCCGGCGAGCGGTTTCAGCCGCATGCCATTCGCCAGCACGACGCTCGGAGCGGAACAGCCGCTGCTCAATTCCGAGCTCTTGGGCTATGGCCGCGATCCGCTGGCGCCGGTCAAGGATGCGGTGACCGCCGATGGCGACGTCGTGGTGCCGATCGATGCGCAAGCCTTCGGCTTCTGGCTGAAGGCGGCGTTTGGTGCGCCGACGACGACGGGGACGGCACCGGGGCCCTTCACCCACACTTTCCAATCCGGATCCTGGACCCTGCCGTCGATGGCAATCGAGACCGGAATGCCTGAGGTGCCGCGATACGCACTCTATTCCGGCGCAGTGCTCGATCAACTGACCTGGCAAATGCAGCGCTCTGGCTTGCTGACCGCAACGGCGCGGCTGGTGGCACAGGGCGAGACGATCAACACCACGTCACAGGCCGGCACGCCCGCGGAGCTGGATCTCATCCGCTTCGGGCACTTCAACGGCGCGATCAAGCGCAACGGCACCGCTTTGGGCAACGTGATCTCGACCGAGATCACCTATGCCAACAATCTCGACCGCATCGAGACTATCCGTGCCGACGGCATGATCGATGGCGCCGATCCGTCGATTGCGGCGCTCACCGGCCGTACCGAGGTCCGCTTTGCCGACTCGACATTGGTGACACAGGCGATCAACGGCGCTCCTTGCGAGCTGGAGTTTTCATACACACTCATCTCTGGCGAAAGCCTGACCTTCACGGCGCACGCGGTCTATCTGCCGCGGCCCCGCCTGGAAATTTCCGGGCCGCAGGGCGTGCAGGCATCGTTCGATTGGCAGGCGGCGCGCGACGCCACGCTCGGACGCATGTGCACCGCCGTGCTCATCAATGACGTGGAGGACTACTGACCATGATCCGTCTCGACCTTTCCACTGAGCCGAAATGGCTCGACCTTGGATCTGGCCTGCGTCTGCATGTGCTGCCGGTGACCACCGCCACCATGGTCGCCGCCCGCAACGATCCCACCGTCGAATCTTTGCCCAAGGATGCCAGCCAGGAAGAAATGGCGCTGGTCATGGCGAAGGCGGTCGCCCGCCGCGTGGTGATGGATTGGGAGGGCGTCGGCGATGAGAGCGGCATGCCGATGTCGGTCACGCCGGAAGGGATCGATGCGCTCCTCGACATCTGGCCGGTGTTCGAGGCGTTCCAGACCCGCTGTCTCGCGCCGTATCTGATGCTGGATGCGGAAAAAAACGCCTCATCGCCCTTGCCGAATGGCACTTCGGCGGGGGCGAGGCCTACTGCGCGGCCTGCGAAAGCGCGTGCGAAGATTGCCCGGCGCGGCTGAACTCTCCGGAAACTCCGGAGGGTTGGCAGGTCTGGGATCTCGTCCAGCGCCTGACTGGACAATTGCGTGTGGTTGGCGGCATGGGCGCCACGGTCGTCATCGGCTGGGACATGAACGCTGCCTTAGCCATGGCGCGCGCACTCGGTGTCAGTCCGCTGATTGCCGCCGAATGTCTGTCCGAGATCGAGGCGGTGATGGTGCGCAAGCTCAACGAACAGATGGCGGCCGAGCGCGCCTGATCAGATACGACTGTTGCACGCCGGCCTGTCAGGACTTGCGGCATTACCCCCGGTTCAGGCGCCTGCTCTTCTTCCTGCCAATGCTGCCGTCAGACGCGGATTGCGACTGACCGGTATCAGCTCGGATCGCCTGGACGTCCGGTTCCGACAGTTCGATTTCGTGGACCGTGGCCATCCGCTCACCACGCACATGCGCCAGCGCCTCCTTCAGGCCCTGTTCGATACTCTTGAAAGCTTCGCTCATGTCATCTTCCTCCAGGTTGCCAGACGCATATGTCAATGACGCACAGGCAAACCCTTGTTGGGAATTTGGCGGTCAGAACCGATCCGACCGATCCCGGCAATCGGTCGCTTCAGCACCCTTTGCGATCCCGGCAAGTGAACTCTGTTCCGGCACCGGTATCAGCAGAATGCCAGTTCCCTTTGGCATGAGTGCGAAGACCTGACCGACCTTCCAGCCCCGCGCAGCGCGGAGGGCCTCGGGGATCTGGATCTCAAATTTGGCGGACAAGGTGACGATCTCGGACATGACTCAAGTTTCCGCGGATCGGCACCGTCACGCAAGGCGTGTCTCCGTCTGACAGGAAGATTGACCCATGGCCGAAAAACGCGTCTCCGTCCGGCTCGTTGCCGAAGGCGGCCGGCTGGTCCGCTCCGAGTTCGAGGGCGTTGGCGAGGTTGGCGAGACGAGCTTCAAGCGGATCGAGAAGCAGGCTGACATCACCGGCAAGGTGGTGAGCCGGGTGATGGGCGTGCTCGGCGCCGCAATCAGCGTCCAGCAGCTCGTCACTTACGCCAACACATGGACCGATCTGCGCTCGCGGGTCGATCTCGCCACCGGATCGCAGGAACGCGGTGCCGCGGTGATGGAGCGGCTCGCCAACATGGCACGGCGGACCTATTCGAGCATTACGCAGACCACGGAATCCTGGCTCGCCAACGCCACGGCGCTGCGCGAGCTTGGTCTGTCTACCAGGGAGAGCCTGGATTTCACCGAGGCGCTCAACAACGCCATGGTGGTGTCGGGCGCCAAGGCGGATCGCGCGACTTCGGTGCAGAACGCGCTGTCGAAGGCGATGGCGCTCGGCAAGCTGTCTGGTGAGAACCTCAACACCGTGATCGCCAGCGGCGGCCGGATCGCCGAGCTGCTGGCGGCGGAGCTCAAGGTCAACGTCAATCAGCTGCGCGCCCTCGGCGCCGAGGGCGACATCACCGGCGATGTGATCCGGCGTGCACTGCTCGGCAATCTGGAGCGCCTGCGCAAGGAAGCCGACGCGATGCCGGCCACCATTGGCGATGCCTTCACGCTTCTGGGTAATGCGGCGCTGCAGCTGGTGGGCCGCTGGGACAAGATGGCGGGAACGTCCGCTGCCGTCGCAGCCGCGATCATTCTGCTCGCCGACAATCTGGAGCATCTTGCCGCCATCGGCATCGCTTTTGCCGGCTTCATGGCCGGACGCTGGGTGGTTGCCTTCGTTGCGGCACGGATTGCCACCTTCAGCCTGTCGGGTGCGCTGGCGTTGCTGCGCGGCGCCATCATCCGCACCGGCATCGGCGCACTGATCGTCGGCGCCGGCGAGCTAATCTACTGGTTCGGGCAGCTGGTCAAAGGCGCCGGCGGGTTTGGGCGCGCGCTCGAGCTGATGGGTAATCTGGCACGAGCCGTCTGGGACGGCATCAAGATCACGGCCAGCTCGTTTGTCGATGATTTCCGCGCGATCACGGCCAGCGTCGAGCAGCTCTGGCTCAAGCTGATGGCGTTCCTGTCCAACAAGTGGGCCGACTTTCTCGGTAGCATCGGTCCGACCTTCAACAAGGTCGCCGAGACCCTCGGCGCTGAGACGCGGATCGACTGGTTCGGGGCAAAGTCCTATTCCTCGATGCTTGATCACGCCGCCAGCAATGCCGGCGTGATGGCGGAGCGCTATCGTGAGCGTGCGACCGACACGCGCGCGCATGCCTTCGATGCTGTTGGTCCCGCCGCACAAGCGCTGGGCGATGCGGTGCGCAAAGCGGACAGTGCGGCCACCCTCGATGAGGCCGCCAATGCAGCGGGTCGTGTCACCACTGCACTCGATGCGTCGGCGAATGCTGCAAAGAAAGCCGGCAAGGCGCACAAGAAAAGTGCAGAAGAAGTTGTCACCGGCTGGGCGGCGGTGGTCAAGAGCCTGGCCGATTATGCGGAGAAGGCCCGCGAGATCGGCGCCGATGTCGGCAAGACGCTGGTCGGTGCGTTCAAGAGTGCGGAGGATGCCGTCGGCGAGTTCGTCAAGACCGGCAAGCTGAAGTTCGGCGATCTCGTCACCTCGCTGATTGCTGATCTGGCGAAACTCGCGGCGCGGCGCTTCATCCTCGGTCCCATCGCTAACGCATTGTCTGGCGCCTTGGGCAGCCTCGGCAGCAGCCTCTTTGGCGTGCCGAGCCCGGCGACGGCAGCCGCAGGACTGTTTGGCTCGCCGATTTATCACACCGGTGGCATCGTTGGCGGACCCAGCCCTAGCCGCATGGTGCCGGCCATAGCTTTCGCTGGTGCGTCGCGCCTGCATGCCGGTGGATGGGCAGGCCTGCGGCCAGACGAAGTGCCGGCCATCCTGCAGCGCGGCGAGCGGGTGCTGTCGAAGCGCGAGGCATCAGCCTCGGCACGTAGTGCATCCGCGCCGAGCGTCAACGTCACCATCATGGCGCGCGATGCGGAAAGTTTTCGGCAATCGCGCACACAGGTCGCCGCCGATATCGCCCGCGCCGTGTCGCTCGGCCGGCGCGGGCTCTGAGACCCTAACATGGCGTTCCACGAGGTCCGGTTTCCGGACGACATTTCGCGTGGCGCGCGCGGCGGACCGCAGCGTCGCACGCAAGTCGTGGAGCTCGCCTCGGGCGACGAGGAGCGCAACGCCAGCTGGGCCAGCTCTCGCCGCCGTTATGATGTCGCCTACGGTATCCGTCGCGCCGACGATCTGGCCGCAGTGGTCGCCTTCTTCGAGGCGCGCAACGGCCGACTGCATGGCTTTCGCTTCAAGGATTGGGCCGATTACAAGTCCTGCCTGCCGTCGCAGATCCCCGCCGCCACTGATCAGGCGATCGGCACTGGTGACGCCAGCACCAAAACATTCCAGCTGGTGAAGCGCTACGCCTCCGGCGCGCAGGCATGGGTACGCATCATTACCAAGCCTGTTGCCGGCAGCGTAGCGATCGCGCTGAACGGCACGCCAACGTCCTCCGGCTGGTCGGTCGATGCGGCCACCGGTCTCGTCACCTTCGTATCCGCACCTGCTTCCGGCGTCGCTATCACCGCCGGCTTCGCGTTCGACGTGCCGGTTCGCTTCGACACCGACACGCTCGACGTCACGCTCGATCTCGAGCGGCTCGGCTCGATCACCTCCATTCCCCTCGTGGAGATCCGACGATGAATGATGAACCCGGCTTCATCACCGCGGTGCTGCGCGACCTTGCGGCATCGACGGCGGTGATCCTCGCCGTCTGGGGCGCACTCGGTGGCGCCACCAACGCGCTGACCACCAAGATGCATCTGCGCGACGCGCTGCGCCACATCCTGCTTGGCGGCATCATCGCCGCCGGCATGGGCAGCCTGTCGATGGCGCTGGTCACGCGGTGGCTCGGCCTGCCGTCGGAAGCGATTCCGGCCGGAGGTGCGGCAGGCTCCGCCGCCTATCTCGTCGGCGTCTTCGGACCTGCCTTCATCGAGGTGACGCTGGCGCGCCTTCGCAACAAGGGAGGCGATCACGATGCGTGAGCTTCTGCGCTTGGCCCGCCAGCTTCGTTGCGACAGCCCCGATCCGCGCGAGGCGTTCGCCCATCGCATGCGCGTCGGCGTCATCGTCGCCCTCCTCATCCTGATCGTTTACCTGCTGAGGTAACCCATGCTCGAGAATTTCCAGAACTGCCTGGCGGTGACGCTGGGCTATGAGGGCGGCTGGTCGGATCATCCCTCCGATCCCGGCGGTGCCACGATGAAGGGCATCACGCTTGCCACCTATCGCCGCTTCAAACCGGGTGCGACCAAGACCGAGCTGCGCAACATCTCGAACGACACTGTCGCGAAGATCTACCGCTCCGACTATTGGGACAAGGTCGGCGGTGATCGGCTTGCCGCCGGTGTCGATCTTGCCACCTTCGATGCCGGCGTGAACTCCGGTTCTGGGCGCGCCAGGCAATGGCTGATGGCCGCGATTGGCGGTCCCGACCACGAGACCGTCCAGAAACTCTGCGCCAAACGTCTCGGCTTCATGCGCTCGCTCGCCATCTGGAACACGTTTGGCAAGGGCTGGTCGACGCGCGTCGCCGGTATCGAGGCCAAGGGCGTCGCCTGGGCGCTGGCGCAATCGATGGGTCCGATTCAAGTCCGTGAGCAGTTGGCGAAGGAGGCGACAACCGCGACCGCCACCTCGAACAAGCAAACCGCAGGCGCCAGCGCGGCCGGCACCGCGACCACGGCCGGTGGCAGCGACGCGCTCTTCAACCCGGATCATGTCGACCAGATCGCCGGCTGGGTGCTGGGCGGACTGCTGAGCGCCGGTGTGCTGGTCGCCGCCATCCTCATCATTCGCGCCATCATCCACCGTCAACGCGCTTCAGCCTATGCCGTCGAGGCAGGAAGGATCATGTCATGAGCGCCATTCTCGCGTCGATCCTGATCGATGTTGCGGCAAGGGTCGGCGCGCCGATCGTCAAGAGCCTGCTGGAAAAGCATGTCGGTGGCGCAGCCGGCGAGATTGGCGGCATGGTCATCGACGCCATTGCCGGCAAAGCCGGCGTGACGCCGGATAGTCTTCCTGGACTTCCAGCAAAGGATCTGGAAGCGGCCGTTGCCGCTGCCGAGGTCGACGCGCCGCAGCTCGTCGCGGCATGGGTCGGACAGCAGCGCGAAGCCAACAGGCTGATGCTGGCCGAGATGAGCAAGGGGCGACCCTGGTGGACCTGGGGCTGGCGGCCAGCGTGGATGTGGTTCCTCGGCTTTCTGTTCCTATTCCGTCTGGTGCTGGTGCCGGTGGCCGACGCCATCCTCGGCTCCAGCATCGCAGCGACCATCGACCTGTCCACCATGATGACGCTGACCGCCTGGTTCATGGGCCTCTACATGGGTGGCCACACCGTCAAGGACTTAGCTGCCAAGTGGGCGGAGCGGTCATGATTGCCGGTGATCGACCATGAAATCCCTCTCTCCAGCTCTGCAGACCCATCTCGACGCGGGCACGACGACGCTCAGCTGGTGCTGGAAGATCACCCGTGCCGATGGCGCCGTATTCGGCTTCACCGATCATGATCGCACGCTTGATTTTGGTGGCACTCTGTTCGAGCCGGAAAGCGGATTGACGGCGTCGGAGGTGCGTGCCGGTTCCGATCTCGCCGTCGATGCACAGGACGCACAAGGCGTGCTGACCTCCGATCGCATCACTGAGACCGACATTCTCGATGGACGCTGGGATAATGCCGAGGTCGAGCTCTGGCGGGTCAACTGGACCGACACCTCGCAGCGTGTGCTCATGCGCCGCGGCGCCATCGGCCAGATCCGGCGCGGCCGGCTCGCCTTTGTCGCCGAGATGCGGAGCATAGCGCATGTGCTCGGCCAGACCGTCGGCCGCATGTTCCAGGCGACCTGCGATGCAGAACTCGGCGACGTCCGTTGCCGCGTCAATCTCGATGCGCCCTCCTTCAAGGGGACAGGTTCTGTTATCGACATACTGCGCGACCGCGCTTTCACGGCATCGGGGCTTGGTGGCTTTGCCGCGGGCTGGTTTGCCTTCGGCACAGTAACATGGACCAGCGGCGTCAATGCAGGACGGCGCGCCGAGGTGTTGTCGCATGATCTCGTCGACGGCATCGCCATCCTGACGCTGCTCGAGGCGCCGGTGCGGCCGATTGTCGGAAGCGATGCCTTCGTCATTCGCGCCGGCTGCGACAAGCGCATCGCGACCTGCCATGCGAAATTCGCCAACGTCGCGAACTTCCGCGGCTTCCCGCACATCCCCGGCCAGGATGCGGTGCTGCGCTATGCAACGCGCGACGGTGCCCACGATGGAGCGGTGCTGTGAGGACGGCTACGCCGAAACGTGTGATCGCCGCCGCGCGCACCTGGCTCGGCACTCCCTATCACGACCAGGCAAGCCTCAAGGGTGTCGGTTGCGACTGCCTCGGCCTTGCTCGCGGCGTCTGGCGCGAGGTGGTGGGCAATGAGCCATTCACCATCCCGCCCTATAGCCGCGATTGGGGCGAGACCGGTCCACGCGAGGTGCTGCTCGAGGGCGCCCGCGGTGCCATGATCGAGATTGCACCGGAACATGCCGCCCCCGGCGCGCTGCTGCTGTTCCGCATGGCGCCACGCGCCATCGCCAAGCATGTCGGCATTCTGACCGGCACCGACAGCTTCCTTCATGCCTATGAGCGGCTCGGCGTGATCGAGCAGCCGCTGACCTTGCCCTGGCGACGGCGCATAGCCTTCGCTTTTCTGTTTCCGCGGCCGGCCCTTGTCCTGCGCAAGAAGGCCCGGCGCAAGACAAGGTCCTGATCCATGGCCGCTCTCGTTCTCGGTGTCGCCGGTGCCGCCATTGGCGGCAGCATCGGCGGCACCATCCTCGGCGTCAGTGCCGCCACCATCGGCGGCTTTGTCGGCGCCGCCGCCGGCTCCATGGTCGACAGCTGGATCGTGTCGTCGCTCACCCCTGCCCAGCGGATCGAGGGCGCGCGTCTCGACAGCCTGCGCCTCACCTCATCGACCGAAGGCGCCGTCATTCCCCGGCTCTATGGCCGCATGCGCATCGGCGGCAACATCATCTGGGCGACCGACTTCCGCGAGGAGAGCAGAACCACCACGCAAGGTGGCGGCAAGGGATTTTCGATGGGCGGTGGTGGCGCCAAGGTGCAGACCACCGAATATCTCTATTACGCGAGCTTTGCGGTCGCGCTCTGCGAAGGTCCGATCACCGGGATCGGCCGTATCTGGGCCGATGGCAAGCTGCTCGACACCGCCGGCATTGCCTGGCGCTGGTATCCCGGCGACGAGAACCAGACCGCAGACCCCTTCATTGCCGCCAGGATGGGCGCGGCCGATACGCCGTCCTATCGTGGCACGGCTTACGTTGTGTTCGAGGAATTGCCGCTCGCCAATTACGGCAACCGCCTGCCGCAGCTGTCCTTCGAGGTGTTTCGGCCGCTCGCCGATGCCGACACCGCCGAAGGGCTGGTTCGCGCCGTCACCATGATTCCGGCTTCGGGCGAATTCACTTATGCGACGCAAGGCATCCGCCATGGCAGCGCCTGGACACAGATCCCGGCCAATCTCAACGCGCTGTCCGACACCGCCGACATGGTGGTGGCGCTCGATCATCTGCAGGCGACGATGCCTGCAATTGAAAGCGTCAGTCTCGTCGTCGCCTGGTTCGGCAACGATCTGCGCGCCGGTCATTGCCAGATCAGGCCTGGCGTGGAATTGGCGTCGAAGCTGACCTTCCCGAAGACCTGGACTGTCAACGGCGTATCGCGCGCCAATGCCCATCTCGTCAGCCGCGACGCCGAGAACCGCCCGGTCTATGGCGGCACACCGGCCGACTTTGCCGTCGTGCAGGCGATCCGCGAGATGAAGGCGCGTGGCCTGCGGGTTACCCTTTATCCCTTCATCCTGATGGATGTGCCGCCTCACAACAGCCTGCCGAACCCGTATTCCGACAACGCCAGCGAGGCCGGTCAGCCGGCGTTTCCCTGGCGTGGCCGCATCACCTGTTCGCCGGCAGCCGGTTACGCGGGAAGCGTCGATAAAACCGCTGCCGCCGCTTCGCAAGTGGCAGCCTTCTTCGGTGCGGCGACACCGGCACAGTTTGTGGCGTTCGGAGACACCGTGCTCTGGACCGGCCCCACCGGCGATTGGGGTCTGCGCCGCATGGTGCTGCATTATGCGCATCTCTGCAAAGCCGCCGGCGGCGTCGATGTCTTCATCATCGGCTCGGAGATGCGCGAGCTGACCACTATTCGTGATGGCGCCGGCAGCTATCCCGCCGTGCAGGCGTTGCGCGATCTGGCATCGGCTGTGTGCTCGATCCTCGGGCCTGGTGTGAGGATCAGCTATGCCGCCGACTGGAGCGAGTATTTCGGGCATCAGCCAGCGGATGGCTCGGGCGACGTCTTCTTCCACCTCGATCCGCTGTGGGCGGATAGCAACATCGACTTCATCGGCATCGACAACTACATGCCGCTCTCCGATTGGCGCGACGGTGTCGATCATCTCGACGCACAGGCCGGCTGGCCTGCGATCCATGATCGCGCCTATCTGCAATCCAACATCAACGGCGGCGAAGGTTTCGACTGGTACTACGCCTCGGATGCTGATCGGGCGAACCAAATTCGCACAGCGATCACCGATGGCGCTGCCGCCAAGCCGTGGGTGTTCCGCACCAAGGATCTGCGCTCATGGTGGTCGAACAGGCATTACGACCGTCCTGGCGGCGTGGAGAGTCCGACGTCGACAGCGTGGGGGCCGCAATCCAAACCGATCCGCTTCACCGAGCTCGGTTGCCCGGCCATCGACCGCGGTACCAACCAGCCCAACGTTTTCGTCGATCCGAAGTCGGCGGAAAGCGAGGTGCCACACTTCTCGCGCGGCTGGCGCGACGATGCCATCCAGCGCGCCTATCTGGAAGCAACGTATCTGTGGTGGAGCGATCCGGCCAACAATCCGACCTCAATCATCTCAGGCAGCCGCATGGTGCATGTGCCCGAATGCGCTGCCTGGACCTGGGATGCGCGACCCTATCCGTTCTTTCCCGAGCTGACCGATGTCTGGACCGACGGAGAGAACTGGCGGCTCGGCCACTGGCTGACCGGCCGTCTCGGTGCGGTCTCGCTCGCCGCCCTTGTGCGGCATCTGTGTCGGCGCGCCGGTATGCGAGATGAGCAGATCGATGTCTCAGGGCTCTGGGGCGCCGTCGAGGGCTATGTCATCGGCGCACTGGAAAGCCCGCGGGCGTCGATCGCGAACCTTGCCCGTCACTTCGGCTTCGATGCCGTCGAAAGTGAAGGCAGGATTCGCTTTGTCATGCGCGGCCGGGCGGCCGTCGCCAGCATTCCGACTGAGGCCATGGTGGCGGCCGATCAGAACGAGGTTCTGGAGCTGACCCGCAGCCAGGAGACCGAACTGCCCCAGGCGCTCAAATGGCAGGTAGCGCGCGCCGACGAGGATTACGATGCGGCGATCGTCGAAGCCCGCCGTATCACCGTTGAAGCGTCCCGCGTCTCCTCCGAGACCTTCCCGTTTGCGGTGCCGCTAGAGGAGGCCGAACGCCGTTGCCGCCGTGCGCTGATGGAAGCCTGGACCGGGCGTGAGAGCGCCGTCTTCCGGCTGCCGCCATCGCGGTTGGCGCTCGATCCGGCCGACGTGATCCGGCTCGACCATGATGGCCGCGAGATCGATTTCCGTCTCGTGTCGGTCGCCGACGCTGAGGCACGCAGCGTCGAGGCGATTCGCCAGGATCGGCAGGATTACGATCTTCCGCCTGGCGCGGCACGACCATCGACACTCTCCAAAACTGTCGTCTTCGGCGCGCCGGAGGTGGTGTTCCTCGACCTGCCGCAACTGACGGAAGCGCACATCCCGCACCATCCGCTGATCGCCGCGCAGGCACAGCCATGGCCGGGGCAACTGGCGGTGTTCCGCAGCCCCGGCAATGACGGCTTCGAGCTGGTCACCAACTTCAGCACCCGTGCCCGCATCGGCACGTTGACGAATGATCTGTGGTCCGGACCGGTCTCGCGCTTCGACCACGGCAACGTCATGATTGTCGATCTCGTCACCGGCACGCTCGAAAGCGTCACCGATATTGCGCTCCTCGGCGGCGCCAATGCGCTTGCAGTGGAAAGCGCACCAGGTATCTGGGAGGTCTTGCAAGCAGGATCGGCCGAACTGATCGCGCCGGGCCGCTACCGGCTGACGCGGCTGTTGCGCGGTCAGCGCGGCACCGAAGGCGCGATGGCCGATCCGGTGCCGGCGGGTGCGCGCGTGGTGGTGCTCGACAGCATGCTCGCCGACCTGCCGGTCACCGAGGCCGATCTCGGCATGGCGATGAACTGGCGCATCGGCCCGGCCTCAAAACCTGTCAGCGACGAGACCTATGTGGCACAGACCTTCACGCCCGAGGGTGTTGGGCTCCGGCCCTTCGCGCCGGTCCATGTCGAACAACCATGGCGCAAGGCGCGCGTGCCTGGTGATCTCACCATTCGCTGGGTGCGTCGGGATCGATCGCTCGCCGCAGACAGTTGGAATGCCGTTGAAATCCCGATGAGCGAGGCCAGCGAATCCTGGCAGGTCGACATCCTCGACGGCGCAACCATCAAGCGGTCCCTGACAACGTCCACCGCCAGTGTCGTCTACAGCGCAGCCGACCAGAGCGCCGATTGGGGCGCGCCGCTCGGATCAGGAAACGCGCTCACCGTCCGCATTGCCCAGATCGGGCAGATGTTTGGCGCAGGTGCTGCGCTCACCACCACCCTCTGGTTCTGATCATCGGAGACACCCATGTCCGACACAACAGTGCATCTGGCGCTGCCCTTCATCATGGCCGCGCAGGCTCAGAAACACGTTACTCATAATGAGGCGCTGCGGGTCCTCGATGGCGTCGTGCAACTGTCGGTCAAGGATCGCGACCTGGCGGCGCCACCCGGCAGTCCCCATGACGGCGATCGCTACATCGTCGGCTCGGGCGCAACCGGTGCATGGGCCGGCTGGGATTTGAACGTTGCCCTCTGGTCGGATGGCGCCTGGCTGCGCCTGCCGCCGCGCGCCGGCTGGCTTGCATGGATCGAGGACGAAAGCCTGCTGCTGGCCTTTAATGGCTCCAGCTGGATTGATGTGACGCCCGACGCACTGCAGAGCCTTGCCCTTCTGGGCGTGGGCACCACAGCAGATGCCGCCAATCCGTTCTCCGCGAAACTCAACGCGGCGCTCTGGACTGCGAAATCGATCGCCGAGGGCGGCACCGGCGATCTGTTCTACACCATGAACAAGGAGGCCGCCGGCCGCGATCTCGGCCTCACGCTGCAGACTGGCTACGTCACCAAGGCCCTGGTCGGCCTGTTCGGTTCGGACAGGTTCCGGCTGGCGGTTTCTGAGGACGGCAGCGTCTTCTTCGACGGACTGATCGTCGATAATGCCAACGGCATCGTCGACCAGCCCCGGCTGCCGCGCTTCAAGGGGTATACCAACTACGACAACTATGTTGCCGTCGACACCTGGACGAAGATCGCGATCAACAACACCGACTACAACGACCAGAGCGCCTTCGACGCCGGCAACAACCGTTTCGTCGCTCCGGTCGCCGGCACCTACCTCCTCGGCGCCACGCTGCTCTACAAGGTCAATTCCAGCACCGCGGCGCGAATGCGCGGGCGGCTGGTGTTGAACACCTCGACGGAAATCCGAGGATCGTTCGGCGAGATATCCGGCGCGCACGCCTCCGAGGCGACGGCGCTCTGGCTGCAGACCATGACCCCGCTCGCCCAAGGCGACACGGTGGAACTTCAGGGCACATTCCGGGTTGCGGACGGGTATTTCGCAGCCGACCACACGTCCTTATGGGGCTGCAAGGTCGGATGAAATACAGGCAGCACGGTTTCTGTGGGCAACCGCACGCGATCACGCGTGTGAAGGTCCATCCGCAGAAGTCTCGTTTTTGAGCTGCAAGCTGAGCTTCAGAAGTTGTCGGCGGATAGCTCCGCTGTCGGCCGCGAGATCTACTGTGGCGAACCGAATGAGATGTCCGTGCACCGAGATGGCTTCGTCGATCGTTTCACCGATGGCCGGGTGCAGCAACAAGCCCTCGGCCTTGTCGGCCATCGGATCCCCACGTCCTGCCTGTGAACGTATGTACGCGTAGATTTGGTAAAGGTATCCGCTGCGCAACGTCGCCTCGCGGCGCCAGCCCGCCGTCACGATGCTGGTGAACTTGGTGTCGATCACGATACGGCGGCCGACCAGCGCATCGTCGAGCACGATATCAGTCTGCATCCCCGGCAATATCTCTCGCGCGCCCTCGGTCCACCAATCGATCGGCCAGTCGAGCGCACCCCCTTTGTGTACGCGCCATCGCTTTGGTGGCAGGATGGTTTTGTAGAAGCCGCCGACGGCGCGTTCGAACAACCGCCGGGCCCACTGCTCCTCCCTATCCGGCATCGGCAATGGTCGCGGGCCAGCCCGCTCGGTGGGCAGAACGAGGTCTATCGCAAGCATCGCCGCTGCGAGCATCTCGCAATCCGTCGCGTCGTGACGGCCAATGCGGTCGGCGCTGAGCTCGGCTCGCGATGGCATGGCGCCGGAGACACCGAGAGCCTGCATATCCGCAGCCAGCCGGCGGCAACGATGGCGGAGCTCGGGGCGCGTGACCAGCCGCGCCACCGCCCCGAGCGCGCCGCGGACGAAGCGGTTGCGCGGCGTGTCGACACTGAGCTCGACGAAACGGCACGCCACGGCTCCGCGTGCGAGCAACTGTCGGCGCTCCGTTCGCAGGACGTCGATCCGACCTCGGACCCGCGACAGGTCGGCGCTGCGCGGACGGTAGCCGAGGCTCAGCTGTCGTCGCTGGCGTTCCTCTACCGCCTGCGCCAGCAGTTCGGCAACGAGATCGGCGATCTCGTCCGGGTTGTGCTCGACGTCGACGAGTGTGCGGCCCGCCGTCCGGAACAGGTCCGAGGCGTAAAGCATCAGAAGCCAGATGTTGCGCACCGGGATGCGACCGATGAAGCCCGCAGCGGCGGTCTCGCTCACCCCGGCATCGGCGATCACCAT